CCACTCCCTCCGCCAGACCTATCGCGTCAAGCCGCTCTGTTGCTAGGTTCGGCGGAGGATTCGGAATCCCGGCCCATACCGCGGCCCATACTCAGGGCGTCGATCAGGGCGGCGATGTCGTCGGATCGCCAGCGGCTCGATCGGCCCAGCTTGACCGGCTGCGGGGCCCGGCCTTCGGCAACGGCCTTGTACCAGCCGGACCGGCTCATGCCGACGCGGTCGAGAACCTGGGGCAGGCGGAGCAGGGCGACTGGCTCGGCGGGCCGCTCGGGCGCGCGCATGAAGCCGGCGGGGCCTATGTCGATCATTCTTCGCCCTCGTTGCTTGCGCTGGCGCCCTGCTTGTGGGTGCCGGCCCAAAGCGGAGCGTGGAAGTCGCCCCCCAAGCAGTCGCACCAAGAGACCACGGGACCGCCGACCCCGGGGACAATGAATCGCGGGCTGTCTTTGCAGCCTGCTGTGAACTTCATGTAACCGACGGCGACGGCAGGAGGCATGCCCTTGTCCAGCCGTGCGGCAACCTGCACCAGCACATACCTGCGCTCAGGTGGTAGCGGCTGGCGGTGCCACAGGTCTTCGCTGTAGTCGATCCACTGCATCTTCGGCTCCTCTATCCCTGGCTGTTCTGATCGTAGTGTCGGTCGCAAAGCATCAGATAGACGCCGTCCACGTTCCGCCCACCGGATGCCGGCCTGTCGCAGACCGCGCACGCCGCCCTGAATTCGTCGTGAGCCTTGCACTTCGGGCAGCCTGTCATTTCTGTTGCCGGGTCAAACGGGCTCGGCGCTCGCAGCAGGTCGGCATCGGCGGTCACGGTGCCGCAGTTTTCGCAGAGCCAGCGCATCACCCCTCCCTCGCCGCGCGGGCGGCGTCGATTGAGGCCAGCAGATTGCGGGCCTTGTCGTTCGCATTTGCCAGACCGTCCATGCCGTCGCATCCGCGAGTTTGTATAACCGTGTTCATGCAGGCGATTGCCGCGCGCCGGTATTCAGCAATGAACTTCCGCAGCGCCTCGTTCTCGGCGCGGAGGCGGTCGAGCTCGTCTGAAACCGACTTGACCGCTTCGGTCCCTGGGCCGAGTGCGATGCTCTCGGCTAGCACTGCGTTCTCCCGCTCCAGCTCCGCGACACGCTTCCGCAGCGGCCCCGCCACATGCTCGTCGCAGGCGTTCCAGCACTGGCGGCCGTAGGCTTCAATATCGGCACGGATGTTCTGATCGCACTCTCTAGCCTGGCTCCAAGTCATATGAAGCGTTTCAGCCAGTTTGACTCGCAGTTCTGGAGCCTCCGGCAACACCGGCCCCGCGTTGTTGGGGTCCGGGCCGCCGTCGTTTGTCGTGGTCATGCGTGTCTCCATATGGCCTCAATGAAAATCGAGCGGCTCGCCGGCAGCAGCAGCGCGACGCAGGCCATCGACAAACTGCTGTGTTTTTTCGCGCCAATTGCCGATGTGCCCAGGCGCGTCGCCTTCGGGTAGAAGAGGAATCAGGGCCTCCAGCGCGTCGGCAATCAGGCCGCAGCGGTCTGCGGCAATCTCGCCGTCGCAGTCGCTGTGATACAGAAGCTCGTGCAAAGGGCTTGGCTTGAGGCAGTCCCAGCGAATCGGTAGACGGCGATCAAGGTCAGCCATGAAAGGCTCCGAATCAGGCCCATAGGCCGGCTCGCGAGTGTTCATGCCGTGATAGAGCGTGGGGACTCCGGTAGACCCCTTGAGTGAGCCGTAAAAGCCCTCCATCAAATCCAGCGGAGGAAGGCCGGCAACCTCGGCAAGCTTGCGGCGCCACCGCATGAATGCACTGTAGGCTCCGTGCCACGCATTGTGTGAACAATCGAGTCCCATGTGTTTCTCCCTGTTGATTGGCGAGGGTGGCCGGAGGCGAGCCCGGCTTTCTGGCGCGCCAGAAACAGAGTTGCGGAGATCGAACCGCAAACACCCCACCCGGTCACTGTCCCGCATCGCCACTGCGCATTCACCACTGCCGCGACTCCCGCGGCGATCCGGCGGTCAGTCCGACCGGCTCAGTCCGAAGATCCCCTCCAGCCGCTTCAGCAAGACGCGCAGCTCGCCGGACATCAGGGCGAACACCGCGTCAATCTCGTCGCGCTGGGTGTCGCGCTCGCCGTGCTCCAGCGCCTCGGTCGCGGCCTCTAGGAACTTCAGCTTGCGGATGACCAGGTCTTCGCAGAGCACGAAGCTGATCCGGTCCTCGAAGGTCAGCGCGACGCGGAACGCTTGCTTGCCGCAGGCCAGGTGCTCGCGGATCTCGTCGGCGCCAAGCTCTTGCCGGCTGGCCTTGATCACCGCGCCGGAGTCGATCGGGTCGCGCAGCTCGCATTCGTCGCCGAGCACGAACCCCTCGGGCAGCGGCTCGCCGTCGATCCACGAGGTCATCAGGGAGCGCGGGCTGGTCTCGGCGTTCGCTGGCACGGCAGGGAAGGTGCCCAGCGCCTCGCGGATCGCGGTGACGAACGTCTCGGCTGCCTTGCGGCTGCTCGTGTCGATCACGCACCAGCCGAGGCCCAAGTCCAGATAGCCAGAGCAGCGCGAGGGGCGGGAGAACGCGCGGGGCAGCAGGTCGGCGACGATCTCATCCTTGATCCGCTTGCGCTCGCGGCCGCCGGGGTTGCGCCCTTGGCTCTCGCGGATGTGCTCCAGCTTCTCGGACAGCTTGGCGGTGACCACGGAGCCCGGAAGCAGCTTGTCCTCACTGCCGAGCGTCAGCAGCAGGGCCTCGGCGACGCGGTGCGACAGCGCCTGCTCTCCGCGACCCAGCGGCGAGACGAAGCCGCGGGAGTTCATTTCCAGCGGACCAACAGGTTTCAGCGGGTGCTCGGCGAGCCGTGCATCGATGTCCTCGAAGCTGTCGTTGATCGAGGTCGGGAAGCGAAACAGGGTCAGGTTGCGGAAGAACATGGGAGCTCCTAAAAGGGGATCGAGTCGTCGTCGAATTCGGATGCGGGCGGCTGCTGCGCCGGCGCCCTCTGCTGCGCCTGGCGGGCGGGGCGGTCGCTGCGGTCCTGCTGCTGGGCGCTACCCTGAAGTTCGACATCGAACGCGCGGACCTTGAGGTAGGTCTTGCCGTTGTGCTCGAACAGGCTGCCGGCGCCCACCGCTGTGACCTTGCTGCCCTTCGTGATCAGGTCGGCCAGCGCCTGGGCGCGCTTTCCCCACACGGACACGTCCACCCACTGCGTGACCTTCTCGCCGTTGGCGTAGCTCGACGATGCGACGCTGAAATTCAGGACCGGATCGCCCTGCGTGCTGCGCAGGACTGCATCCTTGCCGACGTTGCCGGCGACTGTGACTGTGATCATGCTGCCCTCCGATTGTTCGCTTCATTGACGATGGCGCAGACCTCGGCATGCAGCTGCAGGCAGGCGCTTTCCAGCTTGGCGATGAACGATTCGTCGCGCTCCACGACTTCGATGTAGAGCCGCAGCTCGGGCGGGAAGTCCGGGTGATAGCTGATGAACTTCCAGCGCTTGCGGCCGGTGACCCACAGACCGCCCTGGATCTGTTCGATGTGCTCGCGCGGCAGGCCGGTCAGCAGAGTTTCGAGATGCACCTCGGACGACTCCGGCGACTTGATCTCGCCGCCTTCGTCCTCGCCTTCCAAGAAGTCCGGCGAGGCGCCGATGAACGGATAGTCAGGGTGCGTCATGAATCCGCACAGCGTCACGATCGATCCCGTCTCGGCCTGATACGCGGCCAGCGCTGCCGGCTCCACGTCCTGTCCCCACTGCAGCGCCGCGGCCTTTACCTGCTTTCGCGGCTTGCCGGTCAGGCGCTCGGCGGCCAGCTGGTGCGCGTAGTCCGTCAGCGCTTTCGGGGGCGGTTTCGGCTGGCACTTGCGCGGGCCGGACTTGAAGGGCTCGCGGTCGCGCTCAAGCACGACGTCGTGCATGCGAGACGCCGTGATCTTGCCGGCGCGGTCGGCGAACCATGCGTCGGTGCGCTGATCACTCACCAGTCACCTCCGGCGCCGCCGCGTCCGCCGCTTCGGCGATCGCCTGGAACCGCGGCATGCGGTCGGCTACCAGCTGCCGGCGATCCTTCGGCCACCCCGCCCACATGGCGCGGAACTTCTCGACGCCGAAGCTGGCCACCTGTTCCGCCTCGGCGATGGCGGCGTCACGCTCCGGGCTGTCGGGCGGGATCGTGCTCTGGACTGCGGCCGCCGCCGGGCTCGCGCGGTTGCCACCGACGATCTCGGCCACGACCTCATCGGGCAAGTCCTCAATGTCCTGCGTAAAGATGTCGCTCGCCGCCGTCGCCGTGATCACCGCATCCACCTGGGCGCGCTTCTTCGCCATCTTCAGGATAGTGTTGGCCACGTCCGCCGGGTTGGTGCGGACCTGCTTCTTGCGCTCCACGCGGCCCTGCCACTTCGCGTATTTGATCCGGCGCCGGTTCTCGGGCGTGTCGTCGAATTCTTCGTCGCAGACCGCCGCGCGCCAGCTGTACTTTTCCTCGCTGCTGCTGCACTCACCGATGCCGGCGCCGATGAACTGGCCGCCTGCCGTCGAGAGCCGCACCTTGACGCGATACGCAATCTCGCCGTCCTTGCTCAGGTCGGTGACTTCGGGGTCGCCGGCCAGGCGGAAGGTCGTCATCAGCTTCTCGGCGCCGGCCTTGTAGAGGCTCTTGGACTTCGTGCCCGGGATGGTCCCGTAGTGCGTGCCGTCCTTCATCACCTCGTGCATCACGTCCTGCATCAAGTTGACCTGCGCGCGCACATCGGCGGCGGTCAGCGAGCGGGAACCGTAGTTCTCGACTGCGGGCTGGAATTGGACAACCTGATTCACGCCGCCTCCTTCATGTCGTCCCGGGCCAGCGCGGCGGCCAGCTTGCGGGTGGTGATGTGCTCACCTTCGCCCAGCTCAGTGAGCAGGCCGATGGCTTCCTCTGCGGCCTCGCGCAGGGTGGCGCTGGCGATCTCGGCGGCGATGCGTGCCGCTGCGGCTTCGGCGGCCTGCTGGCGTGCCGCTTCGGCCTGGGCTTCCGCTGCCTCGCGGGCGACGCGCTCCGCCTCGCGCTGCCGTTCCAGCTCAGCCCGGCGGGCGTCTTCCTCGGCCTTGCGCTGAGCTTCCTGTGCGGCCCGCTGTGCGGCCTCCGCTTCGGCCTGGGCCTTGGCTGCGGCTTCCTGCAGGGCGCGCAACTCGGCCTGTTGGGCTTCGATCTTGGCGCGCTCTGCCGCCAGCTCAGCCTCGCGGGCCTCGCGCTCGATCCGGTCGCGCTCCGCCTGTTCGGCGCGCAGGCGATCCAGCTCAGCACGTTCGGCGGCCAGCTTCTCGGATTCGATGCGTAGGGCCTCGGCGCGCTCGGCTTCTTGATGTTGGCGCTGGCGCTCGGCTTCGGCCTTCGCCTCGACATCGGCGACCATCTGCGTCAACTGTTTGACCGCCTCGGCCTTCGCCGCTTCCGCTGCTGGCGCGAACTCGGCGAACGTTTCGTCAATCGGGATCGACTCGACAGCGGCGAGTTCATTCCTGATCAGGTACGGCGTGACGAACTCAGTCAGAGCCCTGGCCGGCGCGCAGCGGATGTGCGAAATGCGTTCTTGGATCGCCTCGACCCGCTGCCGCTCCGCCTCGATCTTGGCCTGGCGCTCTGCCTCGCGCGCCGCATCCCATGCGTCCTGCAGGCCCTGCAGCCGGGATTCCTCCGGCTCGATCACGCCCACAAGTTCCTTCTCGGCGGCGATCACCGCCTTGGAGAACGCCTGCGCGTCCTCGCGAGCATCCTTGCCGCGGCGCTGGATCTCGACCCGGGTGTTCTTCAAGTCCATGCGGGCGCGGTGGACTTCCTGATAGCCGGCCGTGTTGGTGATGCTCACCAGCGGCGCGGACTTCTCGGCGAGCTCGGCAAGCCGGCTGCGGGTTTCGTCAAACTTGAGCGCGGCCTTCGCCCGCTCAATCGTGGTCAGCTCAGTGCTCAAGGGGTTTCTCCGTTTTGCAGCTGGCGCAGCGCCAGCCTTTGTTGACTCGGCCGCCTGCGTAGCGGTAGCGCTGGCAGCCTTCGCAGTGGGCGTATCCGGTCTTGCGTACCGGCAGGTCGAGATTGACGCCGGGCTCGCGGGCTCTGGCCTTCTCGCGGTTCAGGGCGAAGGGCGTGTGCATCCAGGATTCGGGGCGGCCGTTCATTGGCTGACCTTCCGGAACTCCACGACCCACAGCCAAGGGTTGGCGTCCCAGCTGCCGGGGCCGTTGATGGATTTCCACAGGCGCTCGAATGAACCTGTCCAGGCGGCCGGCAAGTGATCGGCCACGAACGGAATCACGCCCTCGGCTCGCGCGTCTTCAGCGCTGATGTCCCGCAGCCTCTCCACGCGCACGCCGGTGACTTCCAGCAGGATGCGGCTGGCCCAGCGGGGCATGTAGATCGCGGGGCGCCAGCGGCGATCGGCGGCACGGTTGTCGAGGGCGTAGTTTTCGGGCACGGACAGCGAAGCCCACGCATCGGTAAGCCGCTCGCTCCAGTCCTCGGGCGTGTCCTCGATCAGCCGAGTCGCCTGGTCGGCCCGGTAGCGAATCCAGGGCATGCCGTCTTCGGTCCAGTCGGCGTACTGCCACGTCTCGCGGACCACCAGCCGGTCGCCGGGCTGGCCGTAGGGGCATTTCGCGTCAATGCAACCGGATTGGAAAGCCGCATTCACCTGCTCGGACAGCGTGAATCCTTCGGCCCAAGCGCCAAGCTCGCGCAGGCGCTGCTCCGTGACCTGAGGATGCGGCTTCACCACCCGCCGCGTCTGCGTCTGCGTCTTCCGGCCTTCTAGGATCGCGCGCACCATCGGCGCGCTGAAAATGATCGGGCACTCTTTCACCGCACCAACTCCCGCACATCCACGAGGTCGGACTTCGGCAGCTCGTGCACCGCGCTCGGAGCGAAGGGCCACGCGCCGGGGTCGGTTTGCTGCTCGATCGTGGTCTGGCCGTACAGGGCGGCCCAACGCTGCAGGCGCTGGCGCCGAGTCGGAGAGGGCAGGGGCCGCGCACCTTTGGGGATGCGCTCGACGTAGCCAATGCGCTCCGGCCGCTTGGGCTGCCACAGCAGGGCCAGCGCCAGGGCTGCGAGGGGGATCAGGGCGAGGGCGGTCACTCCCCATCCCCCCGCCAGCGGCGCACAGCGCGCCAGCCGGTCACGGCGATGAAGGGCACGAAGCACAGCAGGATCAGGGCGAGGACGGATTCGGCGGTCATGCCGCACCCCCGAAGTCGCCGGGCGCGAGCCCGCGCAGATGGCTTGTCGCGAGAATCGCCGCAGCCATCGGGCCGGCATGGTCGGCAATGTCGCGCACCGCCACCATGACGCACTTGCGAGTCTGCTCAGGCGAGAGGCCGGCATCGGCGCACTTCTTCCTGACCAGCCGGCGCGCACGGTTGGCGCCGCGCCAGCTTTCGATGTCTCCGAGATTGATCACAGACATTGCACTGCCTCCTTGATCATGTGCGAGGCGTAGCCAAGGGCCACGCCCCAGAGAAAGAGTCCGATCGAGACGCCGGCGAGGACGCCGCGGCTCGCTTCGATGTGGTCGGTTTCGGGGTCGGGGTTCACGGCCAGAACTCCAGGACAAGAACGGCGATCCAGCAGGCGGTCGAGAACAGCTGCAGGCCGATGGCCCAGCGGGCGATGCGATCGATGTTCTGTTCGCGCACTGCAAATTTCTGGGGGGTCATGCCGCGGCCTCGCTGGCAGGCATACCGCCGAATCCGGCCTTGATCGCCATCAGGGCCTTGCCGAGCGGGTCCGCCTGCTGGTAGCTGCGCAGTGAACGGACGCGGGCGAGTTCGCGGCGGCGCGCTGTCTCGGCGACGGATTCCTTCAGGTCATCGTGCAGCCGCAGCCAGCGCAGGTTCCGTTCGCACTCGACCTCGTTCCCGCACTTGATGCGCTCGCGCAGCAGGTCCGCGCCGATGCGGCACAGCGCGATGTTGATCTGTCGCGCCTGATCCATCGTCCAGTGGGAGAACGACGGGTCATTGCTGCCCGGCAGACTGCGGAGTTCGAGCCGCAGGCGATGCCGGCTGTAGCGCAGGGCGTGGGTCCAGCTGCGGCGCTTCATGCCGGCTGCCCCAACTGGCGCTCAACATCGCGCGCCCAGAAGTCGCGCATGCCTTCCCAGCTGCGCTGACTGTCTTCCCACGTAGAGCGGGCGTCAGGATCGCGGGCCATCTTGGCGCGCAGTGCTGAAATCTTGGCCCGGCGCGCGCAGAACGCGTGCTGCTGGCGGGCTTCTTCAAGGTTTGCAAGTGCAACGGTCATTCTGCCTCCCGTCGCCGGCTTCGGTGCCGGCGTGGCAGAAGACTAGCAGCGCTCCGGATGCAGCGCAATAGCAGCGCTCTGCAATGTTGCAAACAATTGTGACTCGCGCCGAGACGACTTGCATAGCTATGCTCTTGCAATTCGCGCAGAGCGGTGCTAGCGTTTGACCATGACTAAGACAATCTCCCCCATCGATCGCGCATCTATCGCCGCCGGCACTGACGCCGCCCTGGCGAAGGCCCTGCGCGTCGATCCTTCTTTGATCTACCAGTGGCGCCGCGGCACTCGCCCGGTGGCGCCTAAGCACTGTCCGGGTATCGAGGCGGCGACCGGCGTCCGCTGCGAAGAGCTGAGGCCCGACCTGCAGTGGGTGCGTTCAGATGATGGACGCGTCATGTCCTACGCCGTGCCGGTCGCCGCATGAGCCCGTCCCCGATCGGCCGTGCAGGGCAGTTCAACAGGCAGGGCTATGACTTGCCCGAAGCCGTGTTTGCCGAGGCTGTCGCATGGGCCAAGGAATGCGCCACTTTCAACATGGGCGGCCTGGCGAACCATCTTGAGTCATGCGGGGTGCCTCGGTACGTGGACCTTCGCTGCGGCCGCGCAGACGTTTCAGGCCCGATGGCCCTGCAGATGATTGGGCACTGGGCGCGCACCGGCTGCGTTCGCCGCGCTGGTACCCGCTTGTATCGGTGGGCTCACACATGAGCCGGAGCTTTCAGCAGTTCTCTGACGATGACTTGGCAGTGCTTGCCAAGGTCACGCTGGAACTTGCTGCCAAGAGTGCCGCCAAGAGCTTCAACGCCCGACGCAAGAGCAAGCGCGACCGGTCGGCAGACAGCGACTTCGACCGCTACAGCAGGTGCGCCCGATGGATCGAGCGCGAGCGAGTCCGGAGGGCAGCGCTGTGAGGTCAAAGAACAAGCCCGTGACAGTCGATGCTGGCCGCGACGGTCTGATGATCATCGCCGCGTTCCGGTACTGCCTGGGGCGGCGCACCTACGTCGTCAGCGACTGCGCCGACTGGATCACTCAGAACTGGGAGAGCTTCCCCGAGCGCTGCCAGCAGGTCATCCGCCGCGACTTGGACGAAGCGTTCGCCAAGGACGACGCCGAGCGCCAAGAGCGGCCCGAACAATCGTCCTGGTGGACGCTCGGGCATGACTGCGACCGGCAAGAATGGGAGCGCGTTCGCGCGCTGTGGCAGCCATGAGCCTCGGCAACAGCCAGCGCATTACCGCCGCGCAGTCCGAGCGCTTCGGCCAGATCAAGGCCGGCCGCTGCGTCGCGTGCTGGAAGCGCGGCATGGTCACCATCGGGTGCGATGCGCACCACCTGCTGTCTGGCGGGCTGCGGATCGGGCACGAAGCCACGGTCGCGCTCTGTGCTTGGCATCACAGGGCAGTGCCCTTCGACGGCGAAACCCCGCCCCGTATGCGGATGCTGTACGGCCCGAGCTTGATGGACGGAAGCAAGACCTTTCGCGCGGCCTACGGCACCGACGAAGAGCTGCTGCAGCTGCAGGAACAGATGCTGCGGGGTGAGGCGTGAGCTGCGCCGACGCGAACGCATGAACGCCGACCGCCTAACGCCGGCTGATCCCCGGCGGACAGCCCGAGCCTTCCGGGTTGGCGGAATCGGTTTCGAGAAGGTCGAAGGATAGGACAGTGAACTACTACGAGCGCCACCTGGGCGACTACGCACGGGACACCGGCCACCTGACGATGGTGGAGCACGGCGCGTACAGCCTGCTTCTCGATCGCTACTACGCCACAGAGCGCGGAATCCCTTTCGATCAAGCGCATCGAATCGCGCGCGCGCGCTCGGATGAAGAGCGCACGGCTGTGGACAACGTGCTTTCCGAGTTCTTCGTGTTGGAGGCGGGGTGCTGGGTGCACCGTCGTGTCGAGCAAGAGCTGCAGAAGGCGCGGGGTCGCATCGATGCGGCGCGAGAGAACGGAAGGCGCGGAGGTCGGCCGAGGAAACCCGCTGGGAATCAGGAAGAAACCCAGCAGAAACCCACTGGGTTTCCTCTGGGTTCTGAAAACGAAACCCAGCAGAAACCCAGACAAAAGCTCACCAATCACCAGACACCAGTAACCAAGCAAGAGCAGAAGCAAGAGCCTGTTGCTCCGAGCGCTGCGCGCTCCGAGCCGGCTCTCGACCCTGCGACAGGCCGTCCGCTGACGATCCCGCTGAACACCGGCGGCGAGCATCCCGTCACCGAAGACGAACTGGGGGAATACCGGCGCTTGTTCCCCGCCGTTGACCTGCCGCGCGAGCTGCTGCTGGCGCGCCGTTGGTGCCTCGACAACCCCACCAAGCGCAAGACCGCCAGAGGCGTGCGCGCTTTCCTGACCCGCTGGCTTGAGCGCGCACAAGACCGCGCTCCCGGCCGTTTGCTGCAGCCCGTCCATGGAGGTTCCCGTGAAGCCGCTCGCCCACTCTCTGCCGTCGATCGCGTCAACGAAGCCGTCGCTCGCCGGAGGGCAGAGCGAGGCGAGCAATTCCCCGCGGACTTCGGATTCGACAATGGGCGCGTCGTCGCTGAGCAGTAGGCCGCTTGGCCTGTCTGCGCTCGAAACGCTGTGGACCCGGTTCGCCGAGATCTACGGCCACAAGTGGTCGAGCAGCTACGGCGCCGAGCCAAACGACACCTGGGCGAAGGGCCTGGCCGGAATCAGTGGCGAGCAGATCGCCGTCGGCCTGCGGGCCTGCCTGACCAGCGCCGACCCGTGGCCGCCGACGCTGCCGCAGTTCCGGGCGATGTGCCTGGGCATCCCCGAGTTCTCGACGGTCAACGCGCAGATCTGCCGGAGCTGCGCCGCGCCGCCGACCCCGTTCGGCCGCATGGTCTGGCATTACCTCGACGCCTACCGCTGGCGCCATTCGGACAGCGATCGCGCAGAGCGCTTGCTGCGCGCTGCCTACGAAGAAGCCCGACAGGCCGTAATGCAGGGCGAGCCGATGCCGCCGGAGCCTGTTGCTGAGATCGAGAAGCAGGCCGAGCCGCCGAAGAAGCCGGCCGACCCGGCAGTGGTCAAGGAGGCGCTGGACAAGTTGCAGCGAATCTTCGACGGGATGGAGGCGCCATGAACGCGCCGCTTCGATCAACGGCAGCGCGGATGCATGCCGAAGACCTGCGCGAGGCCGCCATTCGCATCGCCGACCGGTTTCCCAACAGGGTGCCTTCGGCCGCAGAGCTCGCCGACGCGTTTGGCATGCCTCGCGCGACTGCCTACCGCTGGTCTGCTGCCTTCCGCAATGCCCGCGGCGGCAAGGCAGGGCGCTGATGTCCGAGTTCATCCTCCACAAGGACGCAGGCCGGGCCCTGGTGCTCGCCAACGCGGTCGCGTTCCTGCAGGGCTTGTCCGACACGAAGGCTTGGCGAATCGAGGTCAAGCAGTACCGCCGCCCCCGTTCCTGCGCCGCTAATGCGTACTACTTCGGCTGCGTGCTGCCGACCATCGTCCGCGAGCTCGGGCACACGTCCGAGGACTGGCACGAGTACCTGTGCGGCGAGTTCTTCGGCTGGCGGCAGATCGACATGGGCGCGCGCCAGATCAGTCGCCCGATCCGAACCACAACCGCGGACGAAGGCGGCCGGCGCGACGTGCTGGACACCGCACGGTTCTGGCAGTTCGCCGACTTCGCGATCCGACAGGCAGCAGCAGCCGGCGTGTACGTGCCCGGCCCCAACGAAATGACCGGAGACAACCGATGAAACTGGACCCGATGCGGGTGTGGAAGATCGAAGGCAAGGACTACACGGAGCGGCGGATCGCCTGCCGCTTGGGCCTCGGCATGGATGCCGCGCGCCGCCGGATCGACGCGGTGCAGGCCACCGGCGCGGGCCTGACCTGGGCAGCGCTGCGGTCTGTGCGGTACTGCATGCGGGGTGCGGCATGACCCGGATGAAGGAGCAAGACCGCGAGCGCGTGCGGCGCATGGCCAACACGCTGGCGAAGGCGAACGCGCGCCGCGAAAGGCTGGCGGCTCGCATCCTGTCGGCGCTGCCCGAATGCGGCCCGCCGACGCGGGAGGAATGCGCTGCCATCGTCGGCGTGTGGCGATCGACTGAAGACCGGAAGCTCTACCGAAGCGCTCTGTCCCGCCTCATGCGCGCCGGACAGGTGCGCGAGCGGCCGATGATCGACTCGCGCGGCCGCGGTGCCCGTGTGGCGCCTGTCGTGGTGCTGGAGCTGGTCGAGCAGGGGAGTGCGACGGCATGAACACCCCGGGCGAGACAGTGCAGGCGGCGCAGCGGCTGCTGGCAGAGCGCGAGCGAGTAGGGCTGGCGAAGTACGGCACGACGGTTGACCGCACCGACCTTCAGGCCGGCGACTGGCTGCAGCATGCGATTGAAGAGGCGAGCGACCTGCTGCTGTACCTGATCAGGCTGCGCGACACCATTCCGCGCGTGACGTTCCATCCTCGACCCGGGCCACTGGACTCCGACCCGGCCGAGGCAGAGCGGAACATGCGGGCGAAGGAAGACGCCGACCGCGCCGCGCGCATAGCCCGCTGGGCCAACGCGCCGGCTGAGGCGAAGTGGCTGACTGAAGATCCTGATGGTGCGTGCTACTTCCACGAAGGCCGTCCGTTTCAATCTCACCCTAGCCGCCCGTGGTACAGCAAAGGCTGGACTGCGGCCGGCGAAAACCTCCTCGGCCGCGTCGCCTGCGAGCCAAGACCGCAGGCAGCGGTTGACCCCGAACGCGCCGCCTACCTGAAGCGCTGGGAGGCGGCGCCGGAGTGGGCGCAGTGGCTTTCAGAGAACGCCGGTGGTTGGTGCCGTTGGCATGCGCATGCGCCTTTTCTGACTGGCTTTGCTTGGCGAATTACCGGAATGAACCAAGCGGCTGGTAATCGCATGCTGGGCTCAATCAGCTGCGAGCCGCGCCCGGAGTTGCAGCCGTGAGCCGGGTCGATGTGATGGCAATCATGGCCGACCACCACATGCGGCTGATGTCTGTCGCGAGCCAGTGCCGGGCCGACATGGCAGGCCCGATGCGGGCGTCTGCTGAGCAGATCGAGCGCGCCCGCGCAGCCGTTGAAGAGCTTGTGCTGGCCGCGCAAGAAATGCTCGCAGAGGACGACGGCGGCATGGCTGCGCCTCGCCTGCGGGCTGCCTTGGCGGCGATCGGTGCTGAGCCGCGCCCTGGGGCGGAGGGCGGAAGGTGAGCGCCCCGCACTACTACAACGAGTGGGACGCCTACGCAGCGCAGTGGCTGCGAAACCTGATCGCTGCCGGGCATCTGCCCGCAGGCGACGTTGACACCCGGAGCATTGCAGATGTTTCAGCAGATGACCTTGTGGGATACCGGCAATGCCACTTCTTCGCCGGGGTCGGAGGGTGGGCGCTTGCTGCCCGGCTCGCCGGCTGGCCCGAAGACCGCGATCTGTGGACCGGCTCGTGTCCGTGCCAACCGTTCAGCGTCGCTGGTAAAGGCGCCGGACACGCTGATGACCGGCATCTGTGGCCCCACCAGCTTCGCCTGCTCCGTGCCCGACGGCCCGCTGTCTGGA